ATGGGATCCATCTTGCTAACTGTATCTACAATACTCTCATCCCACTCACCAGTACGGTAAGATTCCATGATAGTATCGAAGAGATCTGTATCTACTTCTTCATCTTGCTCTTGCTCCTCAGGCTCTTCTGTTGCTTGCTCTGTAGGAGTGTCATCATTAGACTGAGAAGAGAGACGTTTCTGTAGTTCAAGGTAACCACGTTCCAACTCTTCTGCTGACTGATATTTACCAGCCAGTAGTTGTTGTTCATGCTCAGCTAGTTTCTCACCAACTGCTAGGGAATCAAGTTCTTCTGCAGAAAATTCACCTTCGACTTGTTCGGATGGATTAAGAGTAATTTCGTTTGCCATTTGCTGTGATAACGGTTAGATTGCCAAGACCAACAGTCTTGACGAAATCGGGGGAACGACCGATAGTAGGCTCACCAATCTTAGTACGTTTCATACTAGGAGTTGGATCAGGAGTAGTCTTTGTTTCTTCAGCCGAGGAGTCCACCTCCAGGGGTGCCTGCTTCTTGCTGGGCCGCTGCGGCTTGGTCGGGGTTTGTTTGTCCATTTTGTTGGTTAATCAATTCTGGGTTTTTAGATGGATCCAGTAGTGGTGCCTTAACCATGTTAGATGCTTGCTTCACTAGCTCCATCTCTTGTGCTTGTTGCATGTCTTCTGCTTCCTCTTGCTCCACCTGACTCATAGATTTAACAAGGTTCAAAGCATCAATACCTTGGGCTGCAGCAAGACGCTTAACAGCTTCATCAAGGTTGAGGTATGTACCAATAGCATCAGGTCCTAGGGTTTGAGCAATGATGGTGAAGAACTGACCCAAGCTCTCTCTATCTTGTCCCCTACCCAGTGCATTAATACCTGCAACAATGGTAGGACGTACAAGATCTTTGGGAATCTTAGGGATGTCGTTGTTCTTCTGAAGAACAGAGAGTTTACGGTTAAGATACGGTACAAGGAACTCAACAGTAAGGAGGGAGAATAGTCCACCTAGCTGTTGCTCTAGTTCCATTTGTGTCATGCGTACCTCTTCAGCTGTAGTCCGTTCGCTATCCCGTACATTAAGAATAAGGAATGCTTCACTGAGACGACGCTCTAACACACCAGCCATATCCATAGCTGTCTTGAAGTCAGCTGTCTTACCAACCTGAACAACTGAGATATCATCAGGTCGTCCCTGAATGATGGCTCCGTTGCCCGCAGAGGAGAGTGTTTGTGGTTTGGTGGTACTAGACGGGGAGACAGTGAAGACCACCTTAGCGGCGACTGCAGAGCCCTCTACGAGTGCTTGCATCAATGCCTCCAGGGAACGGAGATCACCAAGGAACTCCTCCACCCTACCACGTCCAAATGATTCACCGTCTACAACATTGAATCGAAGAACCAACCAAGGGTTAGCATCCAACGGTGCCTTACCTTGTGAACCAGGGATAATCTTATCGAAGACTTCTTGATGCCACACAAAACGATTGTTCTCTCGTCTTACATGTGTGTAAACATCAACGTCTTCATCATTATCTGTACCATCCTCACCTGGAGGATTAGCTGGGTACGTTGCTGTTAGAATAGGAGACAAGAGTTTACGACTGATGCGTTCTCTTGTTACGATTTCTAAGACTTCACCGTTACCATCTCTGTCTACGACATACCTGTTCAATGGGTATAGCTTTAGTCCCTTAGGACCCATATAGATCAACGCATTACCACCCACAACCAAATGCTTAAGAGCTTGGTGGACAGTAACGCGATCACTAGATGCTGCTATGATTTCCATGACAGACCTTTCCATCTTCGCAAAGGAGATATCAAGATCTGATCGTGCTTCCGGAGGTAGATCAACACCGATCTTTGAATCATCAATCTGTAGCTTAAAGAAGCTGGTTTGAGGAGGTAGTAGAGCTAACATCAATTTAGATGCTAGAGTGACTACCCCCTTTGCACCAACGCTTTGCCATGGTGTGACTAACCTTAGGTTTGTTGACCGACTAACGTCATCATCTTGTTGGATGAGGGTAGGTAGTGTCAACTCTGAGCACTGAACAGCTGTGTCTAGAAACGTGGAACGATATTTACTTAGAAAGTCGTATCTTGTTTTAGCTGTCATTATTTAAACCAAGATGTAAATGGAGACTTCTTCTGTGAGGCAAGACCTTGAGCACCTCTACCTGCTTTCTGCCTAGAGGACCTAGCACGTCTGAATCCAGTAGCCCATGATGCAAGATCGAGACCACCCGCTCCACTGGAGAGGGATTTATCTACCTCTTCTTCTGGAATGATCGGTTCGATAGGTGTCTCTTCAGGTGGTGCCTCTTCAGGTGGTGCCTCTTCAGGTGGTGCCTCTTCAGGTGGTGCCTCTTCAGGTGGTGCCTCTTCAGGGGGAGGAACGTCACCATTAAGCAATCGGTCGGGTACTTCGTATTGTTTACCAATACCTCTGACTTGCTCTTTACCTCTAGGACCTAGATCCATACCTTTAGCTAGGAAAGTAGGAGCTACAGCAGCCCTTTCACCAATCCTTTGACCTTGACGCAGGTACCCAGGGGAACCTGGATCTCCGAGCATACCTTGAATCTGCATACCCAAACGTCC